ACGCACAAGCTTCCAAGTCTGTTTCATCGTGGATTATATCGTCCCATACGTTTGGACGTGAAAGCTTGATAGTGTTAGCTCTGCGGATTGTTTCACTCATATCGCTACTCCGATCATAGCTGCGATCAGAGATAACGATGACAACAGGAATAGCCTCTCAGCTATCCTGTTTTTCTGCTCTGTATTCATGCTTATCCCCTTTACGGGACAGGCAGAGCAAGCGAGCGGGTTTCACAATGAGAGACAACCCTAACTGCGCCAAGGTCATTCGATGCTACGTTGACCAGACCAGCTAGTGAGTAGCACAGCTACCCAATGATGCATTCTAAACTGAAATGTGGCTAATGCAAGGCGATAACGGCTTATCAGGTAGAATAATCTCCTAAAGATACCCGATAGTGTAGAGTATTATTCTTTATGAGTGTTGTATAATTGTCAATTAGTACTGTTGGTATGAAAAGCAACAGTGTTGCTAAAATACCCGGCTCCTTAAGGTTATATATGTATAACATATGTATTACCTTATACCTTAAGGTATATAGGTATCTTAAGGTATACCTTACGTAGTAATTAATAAAGATAACCTAAGTAATATAAGTAATACCTACAGGTATTAACAAGTATAGTAGTTTACCTTAGTATTCGGTTATTCAGCATTCTGTTAATAAGAATTACTGATAATACGAACTTCGGTTTGCCCGAAGTTCTAATAATCATCATTGCTGACTATCAGCATTCGGCTTATCAGCATTACCGATTATCGTAATTCGGCTTACCCGAATTCTGTTTAATAGCATTTCGGTTATTCAGCACCACGCTACGCTTCTGCTTTTCAGAACTTCTGTTAATCAGCAATTCGGACAATCCGAATCAATCGACCATAGGGGGTCGGGGGTGCCTTCGGCGGCGTGAATTACATCTCAAAAATATCTGACAAGATTTTTTAATAGTTAAACTACCCTAAAAATATCTGACAGAAAATTTTCATCAAATTCTAGTATATCTGTTAAATCTACAATTCTACAAGGAAGCAAAATACCTCCTCTGATCTTACAAAACTCTGAAGGTCTTTGATGAGTATTACACCAGAGCATATTTAAATCCAATTAGAAGCCCGTACATCGATTTTATCAATTTAGACTACCTTCCTAGCTCTTTTTCATTTAAACGCATCAGTGGCCCTCCCACGCATCATTTTACCGGCTTCTATAAGACAATGTTCCTTCGCATATTCAATTCTGTAAAAGTCCTGTGATTTCACCCCATCAGGCCATACGACATAAAACATCCCAGGATGAATCAGGTGAGGTTCTATTCTCATCACAGGCTCACGATCATGATATAATTCGTATTCTTCCCAGTGGAGATTCTGTTGTTTACTCATAATTTGACAATTCCTTCATTTTAGTGTATACTTATGTATTCGAAGCGAATTCCCCAGTATATCATATAATTCCCTTAAATCAATGCCTTTTACTAAACAATCTAATGGTAAGTACAAATCTCCTTCTGGTAGAACATTTACTAAGAAGCAGGTAGAGATGTACTATGCTACTAATGGCTTTAAGAAGAAACCCAAGTCTAAAAATAAATGAATCCAAGTAAGTTTGAAGATAGCTTAAGTAAGCTTGATCTTAAAGGAATTATCCTAATGCAAGGCTTGTTAGCTCAGCAAGCACTGAAGGTTCTCTATGAGCAAGAGAATAACAATAAACAACCAATACTGGTTCCTGAAAAGAAGATTATTCTCTAATGGACTGGATTATAGAACATATCAATGCTATTGCCCAAGGAGCTAGTATCTTTGCAGGCATCATTGGTTTTTTCTTCTGGATGAGAACTGAGTTAGTTTCATTGCGTTCTGATATTTCTCAAATTAAAGATCATCAGAGATTACTGATGGAAAGTTTGAAACAGCTTAACACCATCCTAACTCAAATAGCTGTTCAAGATACTCGCATTAACATGCTTGAAAAAGATATCGATGAACTTCGTCACCACAAAGGTTTTATTACTGAATGAGTTTAACACTCAAATCTAACTCTCAACTTGCCCATATGGGTCAAATAAGGATTTAAAATGGGCATTTACGCTCCAGATGGCTCGATGAATTCGAGCATCAAAGATTTCAATACAAGTTTCAAAGACGGTTTCGATACCTATACCCCAGGTGTTAACTGGACTCAGGTTATTGACCCAACGAGTAACGATATCGTCAGACTAGACGGTAACGCGGCTGGTGCCAGTTATATCGTTATTTCAAAAGATCCGTTAGTTGCTAATACATCAACTACACTGACATCTACAGTCCAGGCTTCATTTCCAATAGAACTTGACGTCGGAATCCACATGTCCCAAAGGACTTGGGGTCAAGATGTCTCCATTGAAATGGTAAGTCCTGATACGACTCCAGCGTATGTTGATGTTGCTATTTCTAGTATTCAACAGACCACGACTACCCTAACTGTTAATACGGTTACTAACCATAACCTTTCAGTTGGCAATTCCATTTCTATTTATGGAGTAAATGACAGTAGGTTTAACTATCCTGCAGTAGTAGTTGCTTCTACTCCTTCACCTACACAGTTTACAGTTACAGCAGGTCCTAACGGAAATCTCCCATCAGTAACTGCAGGACCATTCTCTACAGGTTTCGTAACTTCACGCCCACGTATGGGACATGCCAGTTCTGGCGCTTCGATGATTCTCGAAAGCTCGACAGCAACTAACGCTTCTTTCTACGTCCGTGCTGATGCAGGCGATAGTCTAGCTTCAGGCGTGATGGCAGGCAACCAATCTTCTGCGATTTCTACTACGGCTTCTATCCAAGCTGTAAACTCTGCATATAATTTCGCCTTCCAACCTACTACTCAGTATTCGCTGAGTATGCTTCCGGATAAAATTCAATGGACTGATGCAGCAGTAGACGCCATTACTCAGGAAAATAACCGTTCTAGCCGGTCTCAGGTTATTCCAAGTCAGTACAAGAAATACAACCTCCGCTTCAGGTGCAGTAACAATCAAGGTTTGTCTGTTCCAGTAGCTAAGATCGTATCGATGACTAAGACTGCATCGACTACGGCTACAGTTACCACAGATGTTCCTCACGGTCTAACTACATCTGACTTGGTTGTAATTTATGGTTCTTCTGACCAAGTTAACTTCGCCAATGCCTTAACTGCAACTGCAGTCGCTAGCGTCGTTGATAGCACTCACTTCACTATCGTCTTCGGTGCTTCGGCAACAGCAACTGCCTACGGTGGTACAGTCGCCCGTGTTAACGGTGGTAATCTTCCTTCTGCTCTAGGCTATAACGCCGTCGTAGCTAACTCAGCTACCCTTGCTACCGCAGCTGATGGCACTCAAGCTCTTACTCTTACTGGTAATACTAACTGGGCTGGTCTTCTCATAGGTGATTACGTCAACGTTCATGGCTTGAAAAGTGTTCCAGCTACCGGCGCTGATCTTGGGTGTGACGGAGCATGGCAGGTTAGAAACGTCTCTACGACTACTCTCGAACTTGGTCCAATAGGCAATACAGTTCCTCCGGCTAATTTCGGTGCAACTGCTTGCGGCGGTACAGTCATTAAGCGAACTGATCTCAGGATCAGCTACGTCCGTATCACTGATTTCCTCCGAGCTAGAGTTGAACTTCTTCCTCGGCCAGTTGGTGATATTGGTTCAAGCATACCAGTTGTAGTGCAAAATTCACAGGTTGCAGGCACTGCCTTAATGGGCGATGTTAACTTCTCTGGTAGAGCTACCACAGGCGGTTTCACAGCAGTTCGTGTTGTTTCAGCAGCTACGACGAATGGCACTAATAGCAAAGCTACTGCGGGTAGAGTGTACTTTGGTATAGCTGTCAACACCTCAGCTGCTGCTAAGTACGTCAAATTCTATAATAAAGCTACTGCACCTACAGTAGGTACAGATACTCCCGTACTTACTCTGCAAATACCTGCTAACAGTTCTATTTCTCTTTCAGATGCTGTGGGTATTTATGGACTGTTCTGTTCTGCAGGCATAGGTTTCGGCATTACAGGTGCAGCTGCTGATAATGACACTACAGCTGTTGCTGCCGGTGATGTCATCCTGCAATTCTCATACGTGTAATGGCACGGCCTAAAAAATCTGACATAGAAGAAGCCCGTGACCAACGCCGTAAACTTGCTGAAACTGATCTAGAAGAGTTCATCAAATTAGTTCAGCCTAAGCGAGTATTAGGCAATATACATCGGGAAGTAATCCGCTGGTGGACGGCTAGCAATGCTAAGCCCCACCAGCTGTTACTACTTCCACGAGATCATATGAAATCATCCCTGATAGCACTCCGGTGTGTCTGGGAACTCACCCGTAATCCTGCCCTTCGAATACTGTATATTTCTTCTACTTCGAACCTCGCTACTAAGCAGTTGAAGTTTATGAAGGATATCCTTACCTCTTCTACCTACAGGATATATTGGCCTGATATGGTTGAGAAGGAAGAAGCTAAACGAGAGAAGTGGACAGAACGGGAAATCTCCGTTGATCATCCCCGACGAAAAGAAGAGTATATCCGAGACCCTTCTATTTTTACTGCAGGTCTTACTACAAACATTGTTGGTATGCATTGCGATATCGCTGTTCTTGATGACGTCGTGGTTTCAAATAATGCATACATCGAAGAGAATCGTGAGAAGGTTCGTGACCAATATGGGCTTCTTTCATCCATCGAAACTGTGGAAGCGAAAGAATGGGTTGTAGGTACTAGATACCATCCTAAGGATTTGTATAATACCCTTATCGAGATGGAGAAAGATACTTATGACGAATATGGCAATAGGATAAAACTTGAAGACAACTCTCTTTTCGACGTTAAAGAACATGCTGTGGAAACGGCAGGGGACGGTACCGGAGAATATCTCTGGCCAAGAACTCAATCTCCCGACGGCAAGTGGTACGGTTTCAATCAAGAAGTACTCGATATCAAACGGAACCAATATATCAATAAGGTACAGTTCCGAGCCCAATATTACAACGACCCGCATGATATCGATAGCTCCCCAATCAAAAGAGATTTGTTTCAGTATTACGACCAAAACTTCCTCTCCAGAAAAGATTACAATTGGTATTTCAAGCGGAGCAGACTTAATGTCGTGGCCGCTGTGGACTTCGCCTACAGCACCGGTAAACGATCAGACTTCAGCAGTATTGTAGTACTTGGTGTGGATGGTCAAGGTAATTATTACATCCTTGAAATAGATCGTTTTAAGACAGATAAGATTTCAGATTACTTCCAACATATTCTTAAGCTTTACGAGAAGTGGGGATTTAGAAAGATACGTTGCGAAGTCTCTGTAGCTCAGCAAGTTATCGTTAAAGATTTGAAAGAGAATTATATCCGTCCTTATGGTTTATCTCTTTCAATTGATGAGTTCCGTCCTAGTAGATGGCAGGGTTCTAAAGAAGAACGGATTATGTCTACGCTAGAACCTAAATATGCCAACCATCAGATTTGGCATTATCAAGGTGGTAACACCCAAGCTTTAGAAGAAGAATTGATTTTCACTAATCCTCCGCATGACGACATCAAAGATGCACTAGCATCTGCAATCGATTTCGCAGTTATGCCGATGAATGTATTTCAAACTATAAAATTAAAAGAACCAACAGTGCAATATAATACTAAGTTCGGTGGTGTAATTTGACAGGCAAGGTACTAGAATTAGAAAACATTCTTTCCCCTGATCTTCTTGCTACACGACTGACAGAGAAATATATCCAATGGGATACACTTAGGCAGAATTGGAAAGTCGATAAGGAAGAAATTCGCAGATATGTCTATGCAACA